TGCTTTTCTATAGGTTTTATATCTATTATGTCAATGTTGCTATTTTCAGCTATGCAGCTTATATCACTTCCTATAGGCGTTAATGTGCCTGTAGATGTAATAATTTTAAATTGCTCAGTACCTTCTATAGGCAGTATTTTAGTTCCTGTATTGATTTCACTGTTATCTACTGCAAAATACTTATTAACCCAACCTTTGAGCTTTACCAATTCGCCTACATTTATACCAGTAAAACTAAAATCCATGCCTAGAAAGTTTCTAAAGGTTCTTAAATCGTCGAATATTTTGCTAGGGCCTATTTTTTCAACTACTTTTCCATCTATGCAACTTTTAATTTTAAGTCTTATATTTTGTGTTCCTTCATCAACTCGATTTATTTTAGATGCCTCTAGAATATTAAAATCAGTAATATAGCTTGGTTTCATTTTCTTTTCTTCGTCTTCAGTATCAATTCTTAATTTGTATATTCCAAAATCATCTTGTTGAAGTTCTTTTTTATTCTTCAGGTCCAGTGATCTACTAAAAGCATTTAATAGTTGTTGCTTAGAGTGTCCAGCTTCTAGCCAATCAGTGACATCAGCACCTTTTCCCATAGATTTAATACCAGGTAAATTTACTATTTTAAACATTGAAGCATATTTTATAAAATTATTTTTAATGTTTTCTAAATATTTAATTCCTGTTTCATCATTATCTGGAATGACTAATATTTTCATAAACTCAGCTTGTATCTTAGCATAGTCTTTAAAACATTTAATACTGGTTGCTACAAAGTCCTTTTTACTTAAAGTATTATTTATCGTATTAACATCCTTTTCGCCTTCTAGGAAGACAATAGTCTTATTCTGAGCTATTCCCTGTAGCAAATTGTAATAATTGTATGGTATTTCATCAAAACCACGCTTATTTATAACTTGTCCATTTTCTATATGATAGTATGGTGTTTCTTTTTTACCATCTGGCTTAAGAAATTTTACTTTCGCATAAATCGGATTATTGCTTTCATCCACAAAAGTGAATACCCCTAAAAGCTCATATCCCTTCTTATTTCCGTTTTTAATTTGCTTAGATACATAATCTTCTATTGTAGCTTTAAACTCTTCTATAGGCGTTCTAGTAACTTCCATACCTAAATATTCTCTAGCCTCTTTATGACTTAAATGCTTATATTCCATAATAAAGTCCACACAATCTCCGTATTTACCACTATTACTAAAGTCTTTAAATTGCCACTTATTAGCATTACTATTGAAAAATATGCTAAAAGAAGGTGTATCTTCATTTGTAAATGGTGAACATATTTTTTTATCCTTATTAAATCTTTGACCTGTCTCAGCCTCTATAAGTGCCTTTAGGTCTATGTCTTGTATTTCTTTCAACTCTTGCACCTCCTTATACTTTAAATCCGTTCCAAATTTCATTTTCTGTTAGACTCCTGGAGAGTAAAGTCTCAATTTCTTGTTTGGTTTTGCTTAAATCAACCATTAATTCATTAAACAATCCAAAAGTATCAAGCCACATTCCACCTTCTCGTACAACGTAGGAACCATCATTATTTTTTAATGGAGCTGAACATCGTACAAAAGTATGTGTCTTAAGGTATTCTGTAGCTTTTTTATCCCTATCTAATAACTTATTATATTTCTTCTTAAGATCAATTAAATTTTCCATACATTCACCTTATTTTTAGACTTCTGATGAAGTGCTTTTTTATTGCCTGTCCTTCTTACTTCAATCTCTATAGGCTTATCATTACGCAATCTTAAGAGTGTATTTTTAAAAGCTTGGTCAATTATTTCATTTACACTTCGCATTTAATCACTTCCTATAGTTATATTGGATATCATGATGCTTTTCCATCAGAATAACTCCATTTATACCCTCTATGTGTTTTTCTCTTACCTTTAGCTGCTAGGCATATTGCAGATGAATTAAATCCAAGTGATTCTGCTTCAATAATTGAATTAAAAGTAACTTTTGAATTATCTTTTATGTTTATTCCTATTATTTTTTTGGAGTGTTTTTCACTTCCTCGTTGTAATGCAGTTCCGTAGTTGATGTTATAATATCTATCACACCATTCTAAATTACTTACATTATTATTCGATTTATCTTCATCTTTGTGGTTTATTTCTTTATAATCATTAGGGTTAGGAATAAAATTTGTACCAACTAATCTATGAATATAGTACTTTTTATCAATACCATTATTAGATAGTTGTACTCTAAGATATCCATTTATATCTCCAGGCTTTAAAAATATATTGTTTCTTAAACTCTTAACTCTACCTAAATTACTTATTTGATAAAGTCCTTCATAGCCTTTTATATCCTTCCATATTTCTTTCATTATTTCACCTTCTTTTTGTGAAGTTCATAAGAAAACTTGCAATTACCAAGGTCAATTTCTTCATCATAAGGAATAACTTCCTGTTCCTCAAAATGCTTGTACAAATCACACTCATGACAATGCTTATTACAATTCTTACAGTTCATATCCATACTAATTTCAACTAGGTCAAAATACTCTTTGCTATCCTTGTAAGCTGCATCTAACTCGGCTGATTTTCTCTTTTCTAATACTTCTAATTCGCTATCTGTAATAACTGATATTCTAGAGGCATCATACTTTTTAACGAACTTTTCAGCTTCTTTTTCTCCTAGCCTTGCTATCATTTTCTTAAGAGTATTTTTTATAAAAGTTCCACCTCTTTTAAGATTAGCTTTCTCTTCATTAGTCATTACATTTCCATTAGTAAAATGTTCCACAAGCACTCTTACATAATTAAGAATAAGCATTTCCTTAAGTTCTTGGTTATTTAGATAATCTTTCATTACCAAACAACTCCTTTAAGCCTCTCAAGCTTTTCTTTTTTATGATGGTCAATTTCGGCATTACTAAATATTAATCTAAGCTGACTTAGCATTATTTCAACGTCTGCTATTTCCTCATTAATATTAGCTGTATTGCTTTTACTCTTAGTAAAGTATCTTGCTAATGCTGTATTTAACTCTCCTAACTCTTCCATAGCCTTTATTATTTGTTGATTGGCTCCAAATGTATTAATTGCTTTTTGAAGTATCTCTTTTACCTCTTTCTCATTCATTGCACTCAGCCTCACTCTCTTCTATATACCATTTGCCATTTTTAATTATTTCTTTTAGACATATTGAATTATAAAATTTAGATAAGCCTTCTAAAACAATTCCCAACCCAACATATTCTTTTTTATACATACTTCTAATTAATGAATTATCACACATTGAATAATTATCAATAAAAGTGTGTTCGACTCTACATTTCTTATTAGAATTAACTACTTCCATAAAGCTTACTGGCTGTTGAATCTTTTTAAATACTGCATCAGCTATAGAATCAGTTACAACAATTGAACTATTTGCTCTATTATCCCAAACCAATTGTTTTTTACTTTGTACACTTGATTCAAGAATTTTAGCAACACAACCAAATTTATCACCATTTAAAAGAACTTCAAATTCAGTTCCTATAGGCATTTTCATAGCCTCGATTATATTTAACTTTTTACTCAATTTCTTCACTCTCACTTTCCTCAATAAATCCTTTATTCTTGAACAATTCATAAACATATGACCTTAATACATTTATTATTTTCCGACCTATATACTTCTTATCTATAGGCACTAATATAGTGTCATATCTAGCTAAAACACCTTTTTCTATTCTTTGGTCTAAAGTGTTTGCATCATATTCACTTCTATAATTACCGTTAATTAAATTATCATAATAATTAGCATCCTCTAGAAATACAAAGTATTTAATATTATATTTATTCATGTGTGCTAATTCTTTTGTAAGTCTTGCTGCATCACCTTTTAAATTACCAGCTACCTCGTCTATATTGGCTTTTCTTTCTATTGCAATATCCCTATCGAAATATATATCACTTGTAAATCTATCTATTGTGCCTTTAGGAATAAAGCAACTATAATCTCCAAAATCATTCTTCATAACTTTGTAAGGGATTCTTTTTTTATCGAAATACCAGATTATATGTTCGTTACGCTGTTCTCTTGAATCGACTATAACGGTTAAATTGTCTTGAATTTTTTTTATCTCTGCATCTGTAAATTTATATCTCAAGATTTCACCTTCTCTTTTGACTTATGATTCTCAAACCATTCACATAATGTTCTTAATTCTTCTATAGGCATTGTATAAGGAGTCTTACCACTTTTTACACGTACACAACTTACACCCATAGAATGTAGCCTATTTATAAGCTCTTTTCTTTCTTCATCTATAACCATGTTTCACCATCCTTTAGAGTGATTGAGCAAATAACCAACTTTTTAAATGCTCAAAACTCTTAATTAATCTATAAATAATGCTGCTGGACTATTAAAACTTATCTTCTTTTGCTGTTCTGTAACTAAATCTTGGCTTTTGCAGTATGCACCTGCGACCACTTGATCACTTTGGCAATAACATTGTTTATTTAAAGGGCATCTTTGATTTTGACATTTCTTTTCTTTAATTTCATTTTTGATTACTTCAATACTTAATTCTTCAATCGTGCTGCCTAAAAAGTCAGCTATAACTTTAAGCAATCCTTTTTTCATATTTGTTTTACCAGTCTCGAAAAGTTGTATAGTGCTATAATTAACTCCAGTTTCTTTAGAAAGATTTTCAATCGAAAGACCTTTAGCTTGTCTTATATATCTTAGTTTTCTCATGTGCTACCTCCTATAGGTTAAAATGGCATGGAACCATCGTCCACCACTACTATATCCTCATAAATATCTGGACCACTTACACCATTATTACTGCCCGGATTTAAACGCTTGTCCTTTGGAACTTCAACACCTTGTTTAATTTGTTCTACTGTTACAAAATGTTGATGCTTTACTGAAAACTTACTTGCTCCATAATTATCAAGCCATTCTTCTCTTCCAAATACTCCACCTATTATTTTCCCTTTAAAGCAATCTGCAAAATTATCACCCCATTGAACTTTAAAGCCTTGGTTACTTTGTTCTACCATACTTATAAAAGTTTTAAACCCTCGATTAGTATTGCCTTCAGAATCTAATACAAGTTGTCTTACTATTGCATTGTTAGGCCATTTTTTATCAGGTTTCTGATTATTCTTATATTGTTCTGTAAAGTAGTTTGGTTGCTTATCTGTTTTGTCTGTATCAAGATAGATTACTATCATATCTCTACCAGCTTGGCTTTTCTTTTCTTCAACACTCATAATTTTACAAATGTGTCCACCTGCCTCTAAAGGTGTAAATCCTGTGTATGCTTGTACTTCATTAAAATCTTTTGGTTGTATCATAATTATTTATCCTCACTTTCATTATTTACTGGAACCCATTCTGTTACTGTAATAGTCTTTGGATAAGTCTTTTTTTGAACTTCTATAGGCTGCTCATAATACTCATTTTCTTGATTTTCAGTTAATCCATTTTCCCAATTAGTTGAGAAGTATCTATCGCCTATTTTAGAAATTGTTGTGACACCTCTTGACCATCTTCTGTTATCTCCAAATTCAGACTCAAACTCAAATTCATGTATAACCATTTTTAATTCACTTTTAGTAAGTTTTTCTTTGTTATCTATCTTCTTTAATAATTCTTCTTCATATTTATCCATTTAATTTTCCTCCTTAAAACTCTTCTAATGCCTTTAGAACATCAGCCATGTTATTATCTATCTCTAAACTTTCAAATGCCCCCATTGGACTCTTAGCTGTACTGTTATTGCTTTGTGTTTCAAAAATATGTTTATTAGCTACACACTTAGCCAATAGAACAGTATTAAATTTACTTTCTAAAACAATCTTGTCCAACTTCTTACCGCTGGTTTTAATCCTGGTCCATAAGAATCCACTTTCATTAACATCTGTTTGACTATGGCATATAAAAATAAATGTTAAATCTTCTCTATAGGTGAGTGCATCATCAACTATATTCCAAACACATGCTGCTAAATCCATCCACTTATCGTAACCCTTATCTTTGCTTCTTCTCATTTCATCAGCTACCATTGCACCATTAACGGTATCAACTACTAAGGTTTTAATATGTTTTGCCTTGTCATTAATATTTTTGCAAATACTTCTTATTGCTAAAGGATCATCAGTTGCTATATAATTCTTACTTTCTTTGTTATATTGCTGTTTCCAACCTTTCCAGCTAAGTCCTTTCTTATCAGCATCTATAATATAAGTTGTCTTTGGGTCCAGTGTTCTAAGACTTGTTGTCTTCCCAGCTCCACTTTCGCCCATGATTCCGATTAGTTTTGACATTACTTATTACCTTCTTTCTTATCCTTACTTGGCTTTTGAACATTCTTAACTGTTATTACTTTATTTCCACTGTTATTAACGCTTACAAAAATAGTTTCTTTTCTGCTCATTAATTCTTCTACTAATAGCCATGTAGGAACTCTTTTTAAATTTGCCACTTACTCAGCACCCTCTTTCATATTTTCAAATGCTTTTTCAATAGCTTCTTTGAAACAACATCCACCATTATAATAAAGAACATCAAAATTTATTTTTTTATTTTTAACACTTATAGAAAATTTACTTGAGTTAGAGTCCAATTCTTCTTTTTCAACTTTATAGATTTCACCATTGCAAATTACGTATTCATCATCAACTGTATCTTCAAACATTTCTTCATAAGTATCATAAAATTCTTCAAGTTCAACATTATTTAGCAATCTTTTGCATTGCTCTTCAAGCGTTTCATTTTCTAATTTATTTATTTTTTCTAAAGTTCCTACATAATTAACAACTCTACTCATTTTAAAATCACTCTCCTTAATTGCCTTTAGAATGGATATTCCACAGCTTTTACACCAAAATTCTTTTCTATTCTAGAGGCTTCAATTTTACTAATATCAATCGAAATATTTACATTATCTTTTTGTAGAAATAAGAAATACTTATCTCCATTTGTACCTAATTCCCATTCAGTATTATTATTTAATGTTTCTAAAATGCTGCTATAATAACTAATTCTCTTCTTAGTCTTGTCTATTTCCTCCTGTAGATGGTGTCTACAATCCTTAGTAATTGGCTTTTTAGAACACTCTAACATTTCATTTAATTCGCCTTTTTGATATTCCAATTTACCCTTTGTCTCTGTAATTAGGTTCATCTTTAGCCTCCTTACAGTAGAAAAATATTTTATCTTCTACAGGCTGATACTCTACTTTATCTAACTGCCAATCTTGGTTTTCAAAATCTTTAATTAATACCTTTAGAGTATTTAACTCTTGAATTGCATTATTTATTATCTCTAACAATTCAATTGCTCTTGTTGCCATTTGCATTCCACCTTTCATATGCTATAATGGTCTTGAAAATATTTTTATAATCCATTGTTGCTACTTTGAATGCTTTGGTCGGGATTCTTAGTAGCTATTTTTTTTACAAGTTTCATAAATTACTAACACTCCACTAACATATTGTGCATTCCATCCAGCTTTTTCATCTGGCGGATAACAAGAAACTCCATATTTAATATCAACAATCTTTATTTTTCCGTAATTATCTGATAACCATTTGTTCATTTCATCGTAATCCTTGTCCACTTGCATATCATTAAACGGTTTTACTTGAATCACTATTTATCACCTCTCTTAGCCTTGTCCAATTCTTCCTGTAGAACCTCAGCAAATGTCCTATTGTCACCACTTTCACGCTTATTTTGTACTCTATAGGTAATCTCTTTGGCTTTAGCTTGATTATTTGTAATACATTCAGTTGGTTCTATTCTTATCATGTTCATCATCCTTACTGAAACAAATCATGCTTTTATCTAATGCGCAAATATGTCTACATTCTCCATAGCTGCTACGATAACAAGTTTCATTTTTACACTTCATATAAATCACCTCCACATTCTTAATCTTCTTATAAACTTAGAAAACTTACTTCTTCGCCTATAGGGTTTAGATACTAGATTTACATATAAATTAATTCCATCTGACTTTTTAATCATTATATTTCCCCCCAAGTTGCTTTAATGTTGTCACTAAAAATATCAAATAATTGTTCTTTGGTTATTTTGGTATCAGCAATCATTAATTCAAAAATACTATCAATTGCAACACCTAAATCAGCTAATAAGTCTAAATTAGTACCATCTATTTCTAAATCTTCAATCCTTCCTTGATCAGTTTCGAATTTTATCAATTTCAATTCCTCCTAATTCTCTTTTAAGCTCTTAATAATAGTTGCTGAATTTTCTGCTACTTCTAATAAACACTTAGGACATAATTTAATTCCTAGCTTTGGAACTTCTTTTAAACCATTCATTTCACCGCAACAATGACAGCCTACTTTATGTTTTTGAAGAACAATTTTCTCTTCATCTGAATAAATTTCCATTGGATCTCCAATTTCAATATTAAGCACTCTTCTTAATTCTCTTGGTATAGTTATTCTTCCTAAATCGTCTACTTTTCTCACAATTCCAGTTGATTTCATAATTAACACTCTCCTCTAAATTTATTTTCTTTTCCTATCGGTAGTTGTAAATTCTCCAGTAGTTGGATTGAACCATATTATAAAAAGCCTTCCTATAACTCTCATTTGATAACCTTCGCCTGGACACATACTCTTTTCACTCCTTCCTATTGACTAGTTGGTTGAAAACTTTGATATCTTATTAAATTAAGTTGCTTCTCTAATCTCTGAATAGCTTTATCTTGCAAAGCTCTGCAACATTCTTCAGAGCAACAATCTGTATGAGTTTCATTTCCATATGCATCTACTAATTTGACTTTAAATCCTTTTGTGTATTGCTTATAACAATATCGACAATACATCATTAATCCTCCTCATAACCTTCTGGAAGTTTTAAATTAATGCCTACCATTTTGCTTATGTCATATAATGCTTTTGAGTACCCCTTGTCATATCCAGCATTAAAACAATCATCTAGCCTTGGATTGATGTCAAAGTCATGATATGTGCTTTCTAAAGTATTCATTTCATATCTGTCTAATATAAGTTGCCTAATCGCAGACCCATTGTTCCAAAATGGACATTGGTAACAAATCATTAAATAAATTCAACTCCTTCTAATTTTTTAGTTTCAAAATCCTTAAATTCTAATTGGCCAGTTTTCTTATTTCTAGTAACACAATTATAAGAATCAAAATACTTATCAAACTTTACAATCTCCCATGTCTTACCGTCTTTGGTTTTAAACTTTGTGCCTGTAGGATACACATTTTTCTTACGAGCATATTCCATATATTCATCTGAGGTTATACCTTCGCAGCTTAGGTCTGCATAAAATTGAAATGATTCATTATTAAACATATGGTCCAGTGGTTTTGAACCCCAAACACTATATAAGTTTTTTAAAGAATTTTCTTTTGACACTTTAAAGACCTCCTTATATCTTTTTTCACACCATTAAATAGTGTTTATTAACTAATCTTTTTCGCAACTTAATATTGTAGTATCTAAAAAATGTGTTCATAACTTTTATATTGGAATTGCTAGTAGTATTATCGCCTTTAGCTTCTCTAAGTAATTTAACAGGATCATTTTTTGATAACTGATTAATAAACATGCTTGTACTAAAATTAGGTTGTCCTGTATAGATATTTAAAAACTCAGCCATTCCTTCCAATATCATATTGTTCAAGGAATATTTTTCTCCATTCCATGTATCTTTAGAAAGCTTTAAAGTGTCTTTTAATCCTTGTGCGCCATATTTTTTATATATTTTTTCTACAGTTTTAACAGCAGTTATTATATTGTCTCCATTAACTTCTGATATTCTAAAGCCTAAACTTTCTACGATATTTTTAATATCTACCGCCATTGTGTCTTTTGCTTCAACACTTGCCTTAAATATATCTGTCTTTCTTAATCTTTTTTGCTCTCCATTAGCATTGTTTAATCTGTTAAAATACTTAGCTTCTTCTTCATAAGCTAAACCTTCATATACTAATGCCATTAGTCCGTCTAAATTTTTGGTTTTAGCAAGCATTACTCTGTGTTGACCATCAATTACGAAATAGAATCCGTCTCGTTTGCTCACTGTAATTGTTCCTATCAATGTCTCGTCAAACTCATCGGCCATCTTCTTTACTTTTGCCATATCAACTTTTCTTTGATAATTTCCTAATCTCAAATCCTTTGTTGATAAAAAATGATAGCTTGTTTTTATAGATGTTTTTTTCATACTCAATTACTCCTTTATAAAATTAATTATTGTTTCTAAATTTTTGATATTGTCCTGTAGTAATGGTTTAATTGATTTTGCTTCATTCAGATAAGTTTCCATAAACAAAAATTTATTGATTTTTCCATTAAACTCATTTAATATATCTTCAATTTCTGATATAATAGGTTTATAGATGTTTTCGCCTGTGTCCTGTCCTATAGGATGCGGGCTTTTCATTTCTTCATACATCTTATTTAATTCTTCATCTGAAAACTTTTCGTTTAATTCTTTAGCTTTTTCTACAGTTAATCCAACTCTTTTTCTTGTAGCTTCACATTGTTTACAATTTTTTTGAGTAGAATAAAATTCACTAAAAGGCTTTTCTTTACCACAAATATTGCAAATTTTCATTTCTGAGTTCTTAGATTCTATAGGCTTGCTTTTATGCTCTTCTCTAGATTTTACAGGTCTTAATTCTTTATATACTGTATTAACTTTTTTTTCTCCCTTCGATAATGCTTGTTTTTGCTCCTCTGTAGCTTCACGCTCTATAAATTTAACTTTCTCTATAGTGTCATGTGAAACTCCAGCTATTTTTGCTAGTTCATCACGAGATTTGTTTTTTATACTTGGTGCAGATTTCTGCACAATGTTTAAATCATTTCTTGAACCCTGTCTTTCCTTCGCCTTCTCCCTAATAATAGGTTCAAGTCTTAATGCAAGTTTTGCTCTCTCATATGCTGGTAAATTACGTCTTCCAAATTGATTTTTAATTATCCACTCAATAGCTTCTTGCCTATCTTCAAAATTCATTTCCTTTACACTAAAAGGAATAATATTTTTCGTACATATTTCATATCTGTTATGACCATCAATGATTGTATTTTCCCATGTAATTAAGCTATCTCTGCAACCTTCGTCTTTTAAATTTTCTTCTAACTGCTTGTACTCTTCATTTGTTAGTGGTGGAATTAAGTTTTGAAACTCTTTGTCAATTTTTAATTCCTTCATTTCTTGCCACCTTTCTTTACATCTTTGCCACATTTAACGTCATTTGAGTTTAAAAAAAATTTAAGCTTTTCTAAGTCCTTCACTAAGCCCAAAATTATTTTGTTCATCTCTTACTCTCCCTTCGATTATTTCTTTATAAGTAACACCATATAGACTTGAAAGGAATGGAATAAATTCTGCTGGTAAAGCAGTTTCACCCTTTTCAATCCTTCTAAGTGTACTACGGTCGATTTTGAGCTGTTTTGCGACAAAAGTGCAAGTTATTCCTTTGCTTGTCCTAAGTCTTTCTAGCATCTTCAAGTTTGTTCACTCCTTTCTATGGCTTTATTATGCCACATTTAACGTCATTGAACAAATCAAAAAAAGCTTTTATTTAACCGAATCAATAAATTAGCTCTCGTATGCTCTTATTTTCTCTTAATTGCTGTATTTTTAAACATTTTTGTTGCAATTAACGTCAAAGGTTATTATAATTAATTTCAGTAACAGAAAGGAATGAATTTTATGTTAAATGACAAAGTAAAATCATTAAGAAAAGAAATGAATTTAACCCAAGAGGAGTTTGCAAATAGATTAGGAATAAGTAGAAGTTATTTAGGAGATATAGAAAGAGGAAGATTAAAAGGTAATAATGCAAAATTAATTTCTAAATTATCTGATATTACAGGAAAACCAATGGAATACTTTTTAGATAAAGATGTTGCTGAAGATATAAAACCATATCAATTTTTAGATGCTGCATTAGATATGCTAATAGAAAAAAATTTAATTAACAATGAAGGTAACATTACAAGTAGTAAAGCGCAAAAAATATTTGATGATATATTAAAAAAAGAAATATTATTAAAATTAGAAAGCAAGGAGAAATAATTCCTTGCTTTTATAATTTTTTTAGCTTTTCTAGTAGTTTAAGCATTTCAAAAAAAACGTCTGTCTTATTCACCCTTATGTCATCCTCTCATAATTTATATATTCCCTCCTCTACATACCTTATTCTACATCTACAAAACTAATATAACACACCTAAATATCGTTAGCAGCGATATTTCCCATAAAAATACTACACAATCCAACATTTACTAAGTAACTTTTTGTTGTTTTATGATATAAAATGTCGTATTATAGATATAAAAGGGGTGCTTTTATGAAAATAATTTTCGACCTCCATAAAATCAGAAGCGAAAAAAGAGTGACACAAAAACATCTTGCTAGATTGAGTGGATTAAGTCAAAGCCACATTTCAGAACTTGAAACAGGCATGGAGACACCAACCCTTAGAGCAATAGAAAAAATATCTATAGCCTTAAGAGTTCATCCATATAAATTAATTAAAGTTGAAGAATCTGAAAACGAATATTATCTTTAAATTTATAACGCCGACAATATCGTCTTTAATCTCACATTAATGATGATATAGTTGGCATTTTACTTTTATATGCTCTTGTATAATTAGTTATATAAAGGAGTGTATGAAATTGTTAGGAGATAAAATTAAGCTGCTTAGAAGTGAACAGGGCATTACTCAAGATCAACTTGCAGATTATTTAAATGTGTCTAGGCAATCAATTGGTGGCTATGAAAATGACGGCGTAGAACCTAGCTTAAGTGTATTAGTTAAAATGGCTGATAGATTTAATGTAAGTTTGGACTATCTACTTGAAAGAACTGAAGAAAAGCACAATATTAATGCATTAGATCAGGACACTAAAGAGTTCTTGTTGAGGGTTATTGAACTTGCAAATGAATATAAAGTAACAAAGAAGTAATCTACATATTAATTTATGTTTGATTACTTCTTATTTTTATGTCTTTATTTTTTTATTTTAATATTTTTCATTTTAATAAAGTTATGATTGAATTCCTGTAGAATATTATAATTATCTACATCTTTTTTCAAATCAGAAACTAGAATATTAACATAGTTTTGAGTCATTTCAAGGCTACTATGCCCTAATATTTTTCTAAGGCTTACAACACTATTACCTGCAAGAATCCACTTCTTAGCGAACGTATGGCGTAATCTATGTATTCCAGTATGTTCTATATCTTTACTTCTATTATACGATAGTAAAGCCTGAGTAATAGCTGATTTAGTTAATTGTTTCCCATAGATATTGCAAAACAAATAATCCTCTTCACTATTATATTGCCTATAAGGTAAAAATTCTTTTATTATCTTAATTATTTCATTGTTTAAAGGAACAGTGAGAGCTTTTCTGTTTTTAGTATGTATTATTTCAACACATTCATCATATAATTTTACATCTTTTATTTTGATATTTATAAGGCTGGTTAACCGTATGCCTGTAGAAAGGAAAAAAGCTGTCATTACATAATTTCTATACTCTGTAAATTCGCATTTTTTTATATTTGGTTTTTTAAGCAGCTTTTCAAGTTCTTCATCTGAATATGTTTCTATAGGGTGCTTATCAGCTTTAGGCAATACAATCTTAAATTTAGGTGTGTATTCCGCATTTATAAAAAAGTTAATTATAGTTTTAAAGTCTCTTGAATAAGTATATAATGTTTGTGAGTTCATATTATTATTTTTGCCAACTGTAATAATAAACTCTTCAAAAATCTTTTTTTCTATATCAGATAGTAATGTATCCTCGTCAAAATATTTTACTATCTGCCTATAGGATTCTAAATAATGCTTTATTGTTCCCTCTCTCAAATTTCTTGATCTACAATTCAAAATAAATTCTTCAAATCCATCTTTAAAGGTTTTATCATTCTTGTAGTTCATTTTTAATTTTTTCATAGAAATTCCTCCTGAAAATAGACGTGAAAAAAGCACACGTCATATTTAATAAATTTTTCTTAAAAAATATGATGTATGCTTTTTATTTTTTTAATTATTTAATTGTACAATTTACTCTTAATCTAGTAAAATCAATTACTTTGCAAGTGCTTCTTGAACAGCAACAGCTACAGCAACAGTCATACCAACCATTGGGTTGTTTCCTGCTCCGATTAATCCCATCATTTCAACGAAGGAACGACAAAATACCTTGTTTAAAGCCTTTAGAGCATCAAATGAACTTTTCAAATACAAAATTACAACATACATCATATTAAAATCAATAATATTATTCTACACATATTATGTCAATAACTCAGAATAATTTCATAACAAAAATCTCAAAAAAATAACAAGATTGAAAAACATTTTTGTTATTGCCTTTAGAGTAGTCATATCAATAGTTTGAGCCTAATGGTAAAAAATAGATATAACAAGATTGAAAATGGTTTTGTTATTTAGCTATCCATTGGTATTACTGGCTTTATCCACCCTTATATATATAATATAACAATAATTTATAAAAAAAATATATATATAGATGCGAGGGATAAGTATATACTCATATAAAGATAGGGGTATAGTTGTTTAAATTCTTGTTATTTTGTTATTTTTTCTTTAAAGGCTTGGTATTACTGACTTAATGACATAACAAGATTGGTTTTAAACTTGTGAAAGTCTTGTTATTTCTTGTGATATTTTTGTGATATGGAGAATTGAGCAGTAATTTAAGATTAAAAAGTAAATTATTTACACTCTATAGGCATAAATAAAATAAGATTGGATAATTAGAATGGATTTTTTATTAATCTATAGGAAGTTATTTAAATATGCCTTTAGAATATGCTTAATTGGTTCTAGGAATATATTAAATAAGTTAGTCGATAGTTTTATCACTTTGAAATAAGAAGTCTTAAAAAGGCTAATAAGTGGGTTAAAATATATTTGCAAATAAAAGAGTTTATTATTCCCTATAGGCTATTAAATATCCTTTGGACAACATGTCGTTTGAAACGTCCTGTTTTAAAGCTAAAATTAGCCGATTTAAGCATATTAATTTTTAGTAATGTAATTTATCATTAAAAGTATTAAAACTTTAATATGAGACTATTAAACTAATTATATATGCATATAAAATAAAAAGGCTATAGAATTTTATTTCTATGCCTTTAATATTATTCCTCTAGTTAAGATAAAATGAAGTATAATATTTTATTATTTTTCAATAATATATATTTACATTCCACTAGTTAAGATATAAGTATATTATATTCTTTCTGTTTATTCTTGTAAAGGCTCTCCATAAATTCTAATCATTGCATCTTTGGTTATAATCCAAACCTTACCGCTTTTTCTGTAATCTTGCGATTCTACTAAACTTTTTCCATTAACAGCCATTCTGAGTGTACTTTCTCCAAGTCCCCACTTTTCAGTAGCTTCTGCAAATGTCATTATTTCTTTTAACACCGAACTTTTTACCTTTGGATTATTATATAGTGTAAGTGGTGTATAACTACTATCTCCTTCATCACATAAGCCTATCCAATAAATACTTTCATTATTGTAACTTAGCTCTACACAGAATCTATGATAACCAGAGCGGTTAAATATATCTTCCCATAATGCTTTCAATTCATCTATTGAACGTTCCTTTAGTTCATTACTACAACAATAGTAATTAATATTTTTATCTCGTATAACTTCTATAACCTCATTAATATCTTTTGTATAAATTCTTTTACCTTCAACAGCAATATGTTTAACCATTTCAATTCCTCCAATATCTGTTTATTCGCCTTTTTAAAGAGAAGGCTAACTTTATATTAAACTAAAATTCTTCACCAATATTACCCAACCCAGAATTTTTAGACACTTCATAAGTGAATGACCATATATATTTTTTTAGTTCTTTTAAAGTATAATTATCAATTCCTTTTGCTAATTTTTTTAAAGAACTTTCGATAAATTTAACATTGTCTCTATATTCGATTAGTGTACTTGCTTTTTCTATTTTAGATATTACTCCAATTGATCTTGTTACTTCATTTGAAAGTCTTTCACTAAATTCTTCATGTTCTATTTTTAATCCTTTTACTTCTTCAAGTTTTTTTATGAAGTTTGCTCTAATGTCTTCTGCCCATTTAATTTGTTTTTCTGAACCTTTTAATTCTACCATTTTAACCTCTCCTTTATTTTCTGAAAGGTAAGCAATACAAATTCCCAATTGAGTAATATAATCTACTTCTGGATATTCTTTTTTAATTCCCTTTGTTAATTTATGAGCTTCTTTCATGATATTCATATTGATTACCTCTCTTTCATATTTGACGTTTTCGTCATCTCTATGATATTAGTATATAATTTTTTGACGTTTCCGTCAATGGATTTTTTAAAAATATTCCAAATTATTTTAGGGCATAAAAATAAAGCTAGGAAATTAATCCTAGCTACTTTAATTTATTTAATTTCAATTGTTTCATCTGTATCATTTATATGCAATTCTGATAATCCATTATTATAATTTGCATGGTACATTGCTTTTGCAGTTGAAAAATCTTGATTTTTTGCATCTGCTTCATTATCCTTTAGAAAGAATCCTATTTGGAAACCATCTTTTAAAACTTTCTTAGAATATTTATTTTTAAATTCTTGTACTATGTTAACCATAGAACTTTTATCTATCTGAGGAACTACTATATAAAATGACTTATAACCCTGTCCATCTTGGGTTGATATTAATTTATAATCTACTTTATTGTCTTGTTGTTTATTCCCCCTTATATTTTATTAATAATTTTTATAATCGCTTGTATTACTCCACATAGAGTTATATTCTGTTAAATACTCATTAATTATATTAGAATTTCTTATTACAATTAAATTCTCGTCATTTTTTTCCGTAGCATTTTGAGTATAATTATATGAGCCTCCACAAACTGTTTTATTATCTATTATTGTAAGCTTAAGATGCATAAGTCCACTATGACTATTAATCTTTACTGGAATACCATTAGCCTTAAATTTGTCCAATATAGCCTTCTGAGCCTTTGATTGAGATTCTTGCTTATCTGTTATAACCTCAATGTCCAAACCACGTTTTTTGGCTTCTAGGATAGCATTTGCAATATTCTCTTTAGTTAGAGAATAAATAGCTACATTTAAATTCTTTTGAGCTGTATTAATTTCTTTAATTAATATCTGGTCCAGGTTCCCTTCTTTTTTAGTGAAATAAGTTTCAATTTGACTATTATCTTTAGATTCTGTGCTTTGAATTTGGACTGTATTATTCTTAGTTTCTGCGTTTACATTTTTAGCACTACATCCTGTAATTAATGATGTAATAATGAATATACCTGCCAAAGTACTAATTATATGTTTTTTGCTCATAACTTCTCCTAACCTTTTAAGGTAGTATAACCTATAGTTTTTTACTTAATAACTATATTTTATATAATTTGGGTAAAAAAATAAAGGGCATAGAAATAATCTACACCCACACACACTCTTGCTATTTTCATATTATTTTATTTAGTTTCTATTGAATAAAACCAACTGCCAAGAGTTGATTTAAGTTCTTGACATTTGCTCATATCTAGCCATTCAGTTTCTAACCAAATTCCTTTTTCATTATATCTTGCATAAACTTCAATGCCATTAAAGTATGTTAATGCATTGCTTATGTTTATACCATCATATCCGACATACGCTACAGGGAGATATGAAGTAGCTACATAACCCTTATTACTTTTATCACTCTCAGAATCACATTTAGGGATATTAGAATCAATTGCATTGCATAAAACACGTGCTAATTGTTCCCATGAATACTTATTATAGATATCTATATCCTCCTGAGAATCGCAGAAACATATTTCACTTATGATATTCCCACAATTGATATGATTCATTTCATAAAGGCTTTCAAATTTAACATCTCTATTAGTAAATCCTAATCCTGCAAAATTATCAACTAATCTTTGCGCATACGGATAAGCTGTACTATTTGCACTAGAGACTAATACTTCAGTTCCATGTGCTGATCCATTATAGCAATTCATATGTAAACTTATAAATAAGTCACAATTAGCATTATTAGCCTTTGTAGCACCTTCTAGGAGTTCACCAGATTGAGTATTTGCATTACTATTGCAATCAATAACAGTATGCCATATTTCTCAAATACAGCCTTAACAGCAACATAATACTTTTTCATTTGCTCGTGTTCATCTACTATGCCTATAGCACCAGTACAATTGTCGCTGTGTCCTGCTCTTAATCCAATTATCATAAATTCACCTTCTATTCATCTTTCTTAGCTTGGACTAATAATTGATTAGCATATACAGTAACACCAGTTACTAAGATTCCTTGAATTAAAGAATTTATTCCTATACCATTTAACCCCATAGAGCCTAATATTCCAAATATCAGCAACACTATAGGAATATACTTATCTGCAATACTTCCAAGACCTTTTAATATCATTCCTATAACATATAAAACTGGTATAAGTATTAAAGCATATTCATTTACATAACTTAATAAATCATTCATTATTATAACCTCTTTTCTAATTTATATATTCTTTTATGTTTTTTATCTCTGCTTTTAAATTATCTAGTTTTTCATTAAAATTAAATTCTAACTTTTCTAATATCGAAGCTGTCTTTGCTTGTGATTCAACAGCCTTGGCTGTATTTTGGTTTATAGCTTCTAAATTTTCTATAAATTTTTTCCTTTCTTTTTCTGAGTTAACCCTTTCTTCTTTAAGTTCTTTTTTTACCTCTGCAATATTAATTTCATACTCCTGTTTTAGCATTTCCAACTGGTTTTTATAAAATTTTTCTTTTTCTGCACCTTGTTTTAAAAGTTCTCTTTGAAGATCATCTGTTTTTTTAAAAGTACTCTCAAGTATCTGTTTAAAATACTTCCCCATATAAATTAAAGAAACAACAATAAAAATTAAAAGAAATCCAACCGCACCAGCTGTTTTATAAGCATTAACCCAATCACTCAAATAATTAACCTCCCTTCGTTTTTCTTTACAAATTCTTCACCAATTCCATTTACATTTGATAAATCCCAAATATTTTTATATGGCCTATTGGCAATTATTAAATCTGCTCTTTTATCTCCAATACCTTCAATACTCATTAACTCTGCTTTATCTGATGTATTAATATTTATCTTGTGTTCTTTTTCGCCTATAATGACGTTATTTACATTAGTATTAGTGTTTATATTTTTACCTTCTATACTTTTAGCCACAATAAATCCTAATGCAAAAGCACTTATTACTATAAAAATAGATAGAAGAATTATTATATTTATTTTTTTCATTCTTATACCTCGCCTTCCAGTGTTTCAAGGCAATAAAAAAAGACTTAATATAAAAGTCTATCTTATTGCCTGTATCAACCCTATGAAGCTATTATGATGTTATATTCTGCTTGTGTTATTAAACCTTTAGTTACACAGCTTTGCAAATACGCTTGATCTTTTTTACCTGCCTTATAGGCATTTTGTAGATATACCAAATAATCCTCACCAGTAATAGTTTTATATTGTGCTGGAGTTATTTTTTGATAATATACATAAGTTGCTACATCATCTTTTGTATAATATCCATCTTGATAATATTTTAGAATTGTATCATACCAATTTATTGCCATCAATACACTTGTACCCATTTAAATCAATCCTCCTTGCACCATAGCCATAAGCATTTCGGCTACTTGTTGTTTTAAAGTTGCTATTTCCTCCGCTGTAGAATCTTTTTGATATAAAGTCACTAGAATGCTATTGTCTGCAATTATTAATGCAATGCTTAAACAAGTTAAATTATTATAAGTTGCATATTGAGCTCCTGAAGATGTCTGAAGCTCTATTTGGCTCAAATTTGATTCTGTTAATTTTGTTTGTAAATTATTAATTGTCTGGTCTGTAAATGTAAATGCTATTCCGTCTTTTAGAATATTTATTGAACTAAAATTCAAGCTAGTTCCATCATTTAAAATTATTTTATCCATTATTTTCACTTTCCTTTCATATTAAAAATATTTCATCACATCATATTACAAAAGTTAATTCTTCTTTAAAATTTCCTAATTTCCTATTGCTAACCAGCTAAATGCTACTGTTTGTGCTAAATAACTATTAACATAAATTGTTGCTCCTGTTGCTGTAACTAATGGCGTTCTAACATTTGTATATCCAGCATCATTGCTTGGGTTTGAAGTTAGATATAAAAATGGAGCACTTGAAAAAGCTACTGGAAAGGTAATTGAGACACTCACAGCATTATTTGCAGTTGTTACAGTTGCACTACTATTACCTTCTTGTACTTTATACCCACCATTTAATGCTTGAACAATATTGTGGGAACTTATTTGTGGCGTTCCTGTGAAGTTTGGGCTAGTTAATGGTGCTTTATTAGAATTTAATTCATTTATAGCTCCTGTTACAGTTTTACTCGTTGTAGTTCTAGAATTGTCTGTATCATTTGCTTTTAATGCTAAATTAGTGTTTATAGTATTAATTTGATCTCCTTGTGTTTTCCCCATTCGTGCATCTAATGCAAACCCTGCTGCTGTTGCACTAGCATTATTAATTAATTTATCTGTTGTTATTGCATTGCCTGCAAAAGTATCTAATGTATCAGCATTATCATTAAAATCCTGTATATTATAATAATCTGTTGTTGCTGGCTTTTTTAATCCTAAATTAGTGGTTGTTGTTGCCATTATGAAATCACCTCATCTCTTAATTGTTGTTGTGTATAACCAGCTAAGTGCCCATAAGTAAAGTTAGCTAAGGTTAAATGCTGATTATAGAGCAAGTCTAAATCTACAACCATATTACAAGGTCGCATTCTGCCTAATAATTCACTTACAGCATTAAATTGAGCCTTTACTAATAAATCTACTCTAACTTTTATCCTATAGGCATTGTTATCTATCTCAAGTGAGTATCCATCTGGACCACATAATGTAATTAATTGTTGTTCTAAAACTTTATGAGTATAAGGCAATTGCTCATTTAATCTTGATTTAATCCTAAATCTCCTATCATCTAAAGTATCTGTGTCCTTTGCGGTTATATTTAAAATAGATTCCCATCTTTTACAACCATTTGTGGTAAGAGTATCGCAGAATTGGTCGTTTGTAACATTCTCTAAATCTATCCATAGAGTATTGACCTCTGTTGAGTCTGTGCTCATAATAGCTGTTAACTCTTCATAATCCTTTAAGACATTAGGCAAATAATTAATTAAACTAACTTGACGAGCCATTTACAGTCCCCCTTATTGGGATTTTATTAGAATCCACTGTATAATTTGCAGCAACTCCATTTATAGTTGTATTAGCTACATCCAATATACCTGTAATACTTAACAATCTAGTTTCGATTTGACTTATCCTGACTATTAAATTAGTTTCGTCTTCCCAAGTCTTATTTAAATCCAAGAAATAAGCATCAATAGCAGCAAAAATATAAGACTTTGCAGCTGCAAAATCCCACCCACTTTGATAAGTAATATCTACTGTTATATTTATAGTTTGTGCTGTAACACCTTCTACAGTAACTACATGACCTATAGGGGCAATACCATTTCCTTGTCCTTGATTGCCTATAGGGTCAATAGCTGTTTGCACATCTGTTACTAAAGAACTGCTAGGAACTCCATATGTGCTATTTATAATGACAAGCTTAACAGTTCCTCCACCATTCCATACAGGATATATTTTAGTCCCTCCAACACCATTAATAGCATTGGTTTTCTCTTTATATTCTGCTTTATTTCCACCATAAGATTGAGAGCTTAGAGTGTCAAAATATCTAGACCTAAATACTTCTGTTTCCTCTGCATCTTCTCCAGGAGTTAGAACCTCAGTAAGTTGTGCACTTGTAAGACCTGCTATATACTCTATAGGTATTAAAGTCCCTAAATTTTCATTTCCAATAGCACCAGCAGTTTCACACTTAAGTTTATAGGTGTGTGCAGTATCATTTATTAATTCTGTAACAACATAATTTAAAGTATCTAATGAGAATCTAGCACCAATAGAAATTGCTTTGTTAAATTGTCCTTTAAGGATTGCATAAGTTGCTTCATCTGGATTTATTCCTCTCTCAGCAGCACGCTTAATCAAATTTTCTCTATTGGCTGTATCTGCGAAAGTTTGATTTAAAATTACATCTAATTCAATATACATGTTTTGCAATTCTACTGCTGCAGGAGCTAAAGCATTATAAATTATAGAGCCTTCTCTTTTGTCGTAACTATTATCTATTCTTGCTAACATTCTATTTAAAAGTATTTCATAAGTAATATTTTCATACATTAAATATCCACCTCCTTACTGGCGTTTATATCTCCATATATTGTATTAACAACAAAGCTTACAATTAAATTTTCTTTATTTTTAGAAAAAGAAAAAGAATCAACCGAATTGATCCTATCATCATAAACAAGTGCTGCACTTATTCTGCTTTTTAGCTCACTACATACATAAGAGTAATCTTCTCCTATTAAATCATTTGTTTGTACTCCATAATTCCAGCTATAAATTAAATTTTCAAATCTTTCTACACTCAACATTAAAAATATAGTTTGTTTTAAAGCTTCTATTTCATCTACAGTTCCAACAACTTTATTTTTGCTTATATTAAGCTTAAAAGTTTTACTTGGCTGACTCTTAGTAATTATTGTTAAGTTTGTATCTATTTCTGGTAGCATATCAACTCACCACCCTATCTAATACTAAATAATCTTGACCGCCTTGGAATTTTATTAAAACTACTTTTTCACCTTGTACAAGAGAATTTTGCAAATATAATGTGCTAGTGCCTAATGTACTTTCAGAAAATTGTATTGAGTAATTAGATACATTTCTAGTCAAAACTAAATCTATTTCTTGCAATAAAGTATTTTGGTTTACTCTTATTGCTAAAGGCGATGCTACCTCTACAGTCCCATAGAGTATTTCTACAGGCTTAGAAGCATTTACAACATCTAAAGCAGCTTTTTTTATCATTAATAAGATATCATTATTATTAAACTGCATTGAATACGCCTCCTTTCAAGCTAAGAT